TGCCATAATCAATAAATCTGGCAAATATGTGCTTATGAAGTTTGTGCTTGAACCAGCCTGACTTGAATTTGCAAACTGATATAAAGATGGAAGTCGAATTGTGCCAACAGCCAAAACACTATAATTTTGTTCTGGATAGGGGCCAACTATAAATAATTGAGATGTATTACCTGAAGTTGCCTGATCACCACCATAAACAGCAAAGTATTTAGGGGTTCCTGTAGCACCCGTTCCATAGGGATAAACGTTGTTGATAAATTCTTTTGTTGTTGGAATTAAAGGAGCATTAACAACAGTTTGATCATTTGAGGTAACAGAAAATGTTTGTAATGTAACAAAATCATTAACTGAAATACTCAATGAATTATTACCAGAAGACAAATTGTAAGTATTTGTTGTCATTGATTGATTTAAATCTAAATCACGCTGAATACGAAGTTCAGCATAATTTAGCATCATAGGTATAATGGTATTAAAATTGGTATCAGGGTTTGATGTAGTACCGCCGTAGGTTACGTTAGCTAAATAATTAATGCCATTAATTGTGGTATTGGTCGCAGGCGTGAATGTTGGCACGATAGCCATCTCAGCCATTTGAGTGATGTAACCATTGTACGTTAAGGCATTGGTTGCTGGAACGCTCATTTAACACCTTGGCAATATGCCTCACGGCGTGCATTATTTTCCTTTACATCGTGAATGGTTTGGTCGGTATCTTTGGGAGACCAACCAATACCAGTCCACACAGCGCAGGTACTACTTACGCTCAAAGGCATCTGGACTGCGCAACCCGTCAGGGCTGCTGTCAATAGCATCAACCCTATCACCAGCTTTAATGGCTTCATCGACCCGCTCCAGAGACTGCGCCGTTTCCTTAGCTTGATAGGCTGAAACTGCGTCTGAACTTATTTTGTAATATACCCCAAAAAGGGCAACAATTACAATGGCTGCTATAGCAACATACCGCCCTATAGGGGTAAGAAGAAAAGCAATCATACGCCATGCTCCTCTAAATGTTTTGACCGCCAGTACCAAATTGCTGCCCCACAAAGAACAATAACTAAAAACAGGTCAAAAGTCGTATTGGACAAAAGCCCTTGTACCTGCGTAAGTAAGTCGTTTGCTGATTGCGCTTGACCAACAATGTCTGACGCATGATCGGCTGCGGTTTTAGCAACACCCGCCACGCCAATCGCAGATGTTGCCAAGGCTGTATTGCCTTGCTTACTGTCAGCCATCGTCTTGGTTTGCGGTACGTCAGGGGTAATGCGTTGTTCTTGCTCCTCAACGGGTTTGCCGCCCGTGTTCCACCAATCTGTTTCGGCGTTCCGACGACGGACAAGACCGGGCAATACCTTCCCGCCACCTTTAGTCCATTTCTGCAATTCTGTTGGAACCCGATCAAATTGTTTTGCATTGACACACTTTAAAAGAGTTGATGAAGCTAAATTACCCCTACCAGCATTGTAACAAAAATCCACCAATACATCGAATTGATGCTGTGAAAGTTCTACTTTAACAAGAGCTTTAACATCATTTTCAAACTTAACCATATCAGCTGCCAAAATACGATTGGCATCTTCTTGTGATATAGTCATGCCCTCGGTTACTTCAGGCGCACCAGCAGCAGATGTATGACCATATCCAATAGTCAAAATACCTGCTGGACACCGATAAGCTGTTAATTTGCAACCTTCAAATTGTTTTGTAAGGGCGTTTAATCCGCCTTCAGACATATTCATAAGATCAACCTTTCACAGTTAAGAGATAAGCCACAAAAAAGGCAACAAAGATAAAGCATAGAAGTATTACAGCTACGCTTACCCAAATCATTAAACCACGCAAAAAGTTTTCACGTTCACGTTTGGCTTTTTCGGCAGCAAGTTTATCAGCTTTTTTAATACGGGTGATTTCTTCTTGTAGCCGTATCCACTCGCCATAGCCATATTCGGACACAAACAAGTTTTGAGCTTCCTGCATCATCTTGTTGATTTGCTGTTTAGCAGCATAAGCATCCATAGCCCTTTTTTCGGCAGTTTCTTTCGATTGAAAGATGCTTTTGGGCGGATCTGCAACAAGACGTGTAATTTCGCCGACAGAACCCATAAGGGAACTGACGTCCTGCATCATGCCTTGGATTTCCTTGCCAGCGGCTATGCCTGATTTAATAGCGCCATAGGCAGTCTGGGCTAACGCAAGTATTGTAAAAGGGTCCATGCCTCATCCCCAACATTGCACTTCCCTCTAAATGCTTATTAAAACTATATAATTTAATTGTTAAAGAAATTCTACCTAAATGACCAATCGTGGGACGATAAATAACCAATAATACCAGAGATAAGCGTACCAAGAACTATCATGATACGCCATCCACCTCTAGCTTCATGTAAAATTTGTAAAATCTCAGCCTGACTTCTTTTAATATCGACCATATCCTGTTCAACAATTTTAACTCTGGCTAGTAAATCGCCTATTGTTACGGATGTTTGGTCAAGATCAGACATTTTTTCATTCCTGCGGGGCGTCTGGTGTAGCCGTTGCATCAGCTGCTGGTGCAACATTAGCTTGAGCCGCAGAAGCAAGTTGAGCATCCCCGTCAGCTTTAATTTTATTAATTAAAGCCTGTACCTCGGCAAAAGGACGAGAACCGAGGCAATTTAGGATGTAATTAACTTCTTCTACTGTTAAGGTTAAATTCACGTTCATTTTCCATTTCCCTCTGGTTTAATGATCGCAGTCGATGACTCACGATCTATATTTAATACACCAAAACAACAGATATTCCAATCCTCCCCATCACGTTCATCCGTAATTGGGACAGAAATATTCAGATGTTTGAATAGGTATTCTTTGCTGTTGTCTTCAAATACCCGCCACACATGGTCAGGCGTTCCCCGCCCATCCATGCCACGGCTTTTGTTAAATCTGATGCTATACTTTGGCATTAGATTATTTCCGCTGCTGGAGCGGGACAAGCGGGTGGTGGTGCAAATTGAACGCTAAGGTTAAAATGCACAAATTTAATTGGCTTTTTACCTGCGTGACGACCAAATGAATGTGGCAACCAACCATTTGTAAAGACAATCATACCAGGCTTAGGTTCAAAGTTAATCATGTCGCTGGCTTCTGTAGCCATTGTCATGTTCGTTTCATCCAATCCAACGATTGTCTTGGCAGGGCGTGGATCATGGATAACCAAACGTGAACATCCTTCTGGCGTATCAAGAAAATAAAAACCTACGATTTGTGCGCCAAATTTATGGGTATGCTGCTCCATAAGGGAATGTTTAGAATGTTCTTGTGTCCACATTTCGGTGAAGAACGTCTGCTTATTCTCCATGTTATATCCTTGATCTTTAAGAATATCCCATGCAGTTTGTGCAACGAACTTAGAAAAATCAGCAATTCGTGGATCATTAAAATAACTTTGCGACATATATACTGGATATATTTCGTTTTTAGGATGCGCTTTCTTTGCTTCACGAAGATTATCTTCTGAAACTTCCATCACAAATTTAAGGAAATCTGGACGCTGCGCCATATATACTGATGTTGGAAAGTATAAATACTTTTCAATTGGTGATGGCGCATTACTCATCTTAACCCCCTCTGGTTAAAAATAAACATTACGCTGATTTAGGGGCAACGACAACCCAAGATTTGGTTGGCTCATCCCATTTATATTGTTTAGGAGGCGTTCCCGTTCCAGCATCAGATGGCAACGGCACTGGGGCAGCCCAAAGCCAATTTGTTGCTGCACTTATTGTCCACGATGGATAAGGTGATGGCGGATAAAACACATCATGTGCTGCATCATAAGTATAACCAACGCCAGCGTAATTGCCTCTCAATGCAACGCCGCCATCAGGTTGACCATTTTGCCCATAATGAACATTACCACGGGTGTTATATGATGTTTGTACCCACTCAGAAGCAGGGCCAAACAATCCTGAATTAATAACATCTTGTTCAACAACAATGACTTGCTGAACTATTCCATTAATAACTTGTGCAAAATGGCTCATTTCATCACCACTTAATTGAACCTGAACCAGTGAATTTGTAAATGCGATTGCCACCAGAGCAAATTACTGTTGGCGAACCAGTCGTTGCAGATGCTGCCGAATATGTGTTTGAGTAAGATATGACAACAATACCTGAACCGCCTGTGCCACCATGCCCAGGATAATTAACACAACAATAATTCACATACGCACCACCGCCACCGCCACTGCCTGTATTTGCAGACGCATTACCGCCATTAAAAGGTGGAGATGCGTTAGTAGCCCCATTACCTGCACCAGCGCCTCCACCTACCCCTCCGTATGATACTGCTACTCCTATAACGTGTCTACTACCGCCACCACCACCAGCATAAGCAACTGATGAACCTGTTATTGATGAAGACAGACCTGACCCACCATTACCCCCGTGTGTAAAATTAGAACCAGAATAACACGCATAATAAGGAGTGCCGCCAGCACCACCAGCTCCACCACCACCACCCCCTAATCCACAAACAGAACCAGAGGCTGCACCGCCATTATTTCCTTGTCCCGCAGTTCCAGAACCGCCAGAATATGAACCGCAGCAAATACCATTAGCTGCGCCGCCACCTGAACCGCCATTACCACCAACACGATAAAAATTATTCCCCCCACCACCGCCGCCCGCTGATGTAATGGATGAAAATACTGAATTACTGCCTGTTGCTGTATTACCTCCAGTAGCAAAACAAGTATTATAAGGTCCACCGCCGCCAACTGTTACTGTGTAAGTTGTGCATTTTAAAACAGCTAATGAACCTGTTCGATAACCACCAGCACCACCACCGCCGCCTGAACCAGCATGACAAGAATTAGGACTTCCACCACCCCCGCCGCCACCTGCAACAACAAGATAATTAACTGATGGGGGAGCAGTAGGTCCACCGCCGCCGCTAACTCCTAAAAGAACATTATAAATCGACATTAGGTTAGCCCTCCACCCGTAATGACGAATGTGTTAGATGCGACACAAAATACTGTAGCAAGACCATATTGTGCAAGTGTTCTATTGCCAGTTGTTGCCGTTCCAACAAGATACATCGTCACGCCTGAACCTTGTGTAATTGTTTGATTTGAGCTGCTATTATTATAAATAGTCACTGTTTGACCAGCAGAGAAAACACCCGATGGTACAGTAATACCACCAGTTGTAATGCTAATGGCCTGACCAGCATCTGTTGATGTTAATGTATATGCAGTTGATTTACTTTCAACGGGAACAGTTCTGACGTTTGCAAGGCTGTCTGAAACAGTACCGCCAGATGTTGAGATATTGCCTGATGCGCTGATTGTGGCGGCTGTTAATGTGCCTGTCAGTGTCGGTGACGCAGACAACACAACATTACCAGTACCAGTGCTTGATGTTACACCAGTACCACCATTCGCCACAGCCAATGTACCAGATAATGTGATTGCGCCAGTGGTGCTTGTTGATGGCGTAAGGCCAGTTGTACCTGCACTAAATGATGTGACACCGCCATTAGTTACAGTTACAGCGCCTGTGCCACCAGAAATTGAAATGCCAGTTCCAGCAACAATTGATGTTACGCCAGAATTGGTAATTGTGACCGCACCAGTTGAACTAGAGACGCTAATACCTGTACCAGCAACCGCCGATGTTACACCTGCGTTGCCGATGGATATTGATCCAGAACCTGTCGAAATGCTGATGCCAGTCGTGGCATTTAAAGCCGCCACTGTATAACCAGTGCCATTACCAATTAACAGCTGCCCATTGGATGGGGTTGTCGTGACACCAGTACCGCCAGAAGCTATAGGCAATGTGCCTGTTGTTAATGCGGATGTCGATGTCGCATAAAGCGCACCTCCAGATGTAAACGATGTCAGGCCAGTGCCGCCATTTGTGGTGGCTAATGTGCCAGCAAGTGTGATTGCACCTGCTGTTGCTGTGCTTGGTGTTAATCCTGTTGTGCCACCGCTAAATGTTGTTACGGCAAAAGATGACGCATTAACAAATGATGGCGCTGATGTGCCGTTGGATTGAAGAACCTGACCAGATGTACCAGCCGCAGAGTAAGCGTGTGCTGTGCCTGTGCCGTAGCCCACGCCGCCTTGTGTTGGTGTAGCATTGCTGTTTGTGCCGCCATTTGCAATTGGCAAGACGCCAGTAACAGCTTGAGATGTGCCTGCTAATGGGACTTGCCCCCAAACTGGTGCAACGCCAATTCCATTGGAAAGAAGCACGTTTCCAATAGCCGTGTCTGCCAAGCCAGCGATTGTTGTTGTGCCGCTTGCATATAACAGGCTGCCTGTTGTGTAAGATGAAAGGCCAGTACCACCATTTGCGACTGGCAACGTGCCTGTAACGCCAGTGGTAAGGGATACTTGTGACCAAGTGGGTGCAGCAGATGGGCCGCCAGAGGTAAGCACATAGCCAGATGTCCCGTATGTTGCGCCGCCAATACCTAACTGACCAGCCGAACCAAAGCGGAAAGCCTCAGTCGCAGATGCTGATCCTGTGGCGGTTGTGAAGACAGACGCATAAGCACCTTGCGCTGTGTCGGTAAAGTTTTCAGCCGCCGATACTGCAAAGTAACCAGTTGAATTAGCAGCAAAAGCAGTAGCGCCATAACCACGACCAGAGAATTGCGCAAGGAAATCACCAGATTGTGTTGCTGTTGGTGAAGCTGCTGTGCCACGGGCTGAACGGCCCGTATAAACAGGATAATTGCCTGTGCCATACGCATCTTGTGTAATGCGGGTATTGGCTGCGTTAGCCCCAACAATATAAAGGTCCGTACCAGAAGGAAGCGAACCTGTTGGAGTTGTTGTTTGCGTATTTGAAATAATTGTCAGCGTTGTCTGTGGAGTTGCTGTATTCAACCCCAAACGCATATTTGTGTTATCCCAAAAGAATTTGGAATTATTTTGCGTATAAACACCAGATGACCCAGCGAAGACCACCGAACCAGCTGTAAATGCTGTTGCGGTCCCTGTGCCGCCATAACCAACGCCAATTGTAGAACCATTCCAAACACCAGCAGTAATTGCACCGCTTGTGCCGATGGTAAGGGCATCAGTTGCGCCATTATTTACAACAAAATGAATTGCATTTGATGTTGTCGTTCCGATGGCAAGATCAGCAGAAGTTGCTGTTAAAAACACATTATTTGGGGCATTGAAAGCGCCAGATCCGCTAAACCCAGACGAATTTATACCGAAATCGCCATAATAGGTTGATGCAGTTCCGTTATTGTTACTTACAATAAAATCTGTTGATGCCGCAGTTCCCGAATTTGTATTTTGAAGAACAATTTCGTTGTATGTGTTCACACTTGATGTGTAACTAGCGAAAATGTTTAAATCGCTATATGCCAAACTTCCGTAACTATAAGCACCAGTTGATGAGGCACTAGCAAGCGAACCATTTGCACTCACATAAGTAAAAGCGCCAGTAGATGGTGTTGTTGCACCAACAGTTCCGTTAAACGCATTTGACCAAGTTGCGGTTGTTCCATTCGATGTCAAAATTGTATTTGCAGAACCAATACCAAGGCGTGATGCTGTGTTTGTACCAGTACCGATAATTAAATCGCCAGTACTTGTAATTGGCGATAATGCGTTAAACGCAGTTGATGCTGTTGTTTGCCCTGTACCGCCAAAAGAAATTGGAACAGTATTAAGGCTTATAACACTGCCTGTTTTTTGAAGCGGTGATGTAACTGTAACGCTAGATGATGATGATGTTTGCGTCCAATTTAATGCAGTTGTGCCAACAGTAATTGTTCCTGTTGTGGTCATCACCCAACCAGTAGCACCATTTGCCGAACCAGAAGTAATAAAGTTTGCAGCGCCAGTTTCAATAAAGTTTGGTCCCGTACCAGCTGTGTTGAAATCAGTTGCACGAGTCAAAACCCAGTTTGTCGAGCCTGAACCTTGATTTGTTACTGTATAAATGCCGTTATATGCGGCATTGCTTTCATTTTTAACAAGAACACGAGTGGCATTAGTAACGTCTGTGGCTGTGAACGTATAGCCGTCAATTGTTAACGCAGCTTGTGTTCCAGCATTGGTAATTGTTGCGCCAACACCAGCTGTACCATTATTATAAGTAATTGTGCCAAGATCAGTCGTTGTTGCGTAAGATGATTGCGTGTGGAATGTTTGATTTGAGACTGTAGCAACTTGGTTATCAACATATTGTTTTGTTGATGCTTGAAGCGCCGCAGTTGGATCTTGTGTAAGCGTTAATGTGGTTAAACCAGAAATAGTTGTGGCTGTTGCGCCAAGAGAAATGCTTGTGCTGCCAATTGTAACAGATGAATTAGTCAAACCAGAATTAGGTATTGTTGTTTGCGCTGTAACTGCGCCTGTTCCGTTACCGAACAAATAACCAGACAAGCTTGTTGCGCCAGTACCGTCATTGGCAACTGGCAAAGTTCCAATAACGCCAGTTGTTAATGGTAAGCCAGTAGCATTGGTCAAAATGGCTAATGATGGTGTTCCAAGATTAGGAGTGACGAATGTTGGACTGGTGTTTAAAACAACAGAACCAGTACCTGTCGATGTCGTAACACCTGTACCACCCGCAGATACGGGGAGCGTTCCAGAGGTTAAAGTTGTTGTGCCTGTGGCATATAAAGCGCCGCCAGAAGTAAGCGAAGAAAGGCCAGTGCCGCCATTAGCAACACCGAGTGTGCCTGTAATTGCACTTGAAAGATTTACTTTGCCCCAAGAAGGAGCAACGCCCACGCCACCCGATAAAAGAACATTACCTGTCGCAACGTCATTTAAACGTGCAAAACTTGTTGATGATGATGCGTAAAGCAGATCACCTGTTGTATATAGATTAAAGCCTGTGCCGCCCTGCGTGGCTGATAAAGGTGTTGTTAACCCACTAAGGCTAGTAATATCGCTATTAGCGCCAGAAGCAGCAGCCCCAAGGTTTGTTCTAGCGCCGTTGGCAGTAGTAGCACCAGTCCCGCCATAAGAGACACCGATAGTAGAGCCGTTCCAAGTGCCAGAAGAAATAGTGCTGAAGGAACCTGTACCCGTAAATGAGAGGTTCGTGAACGCACCTGTAGATGGCGTGGTTGCGCCAATTGGTGTTTGATTGATTGTAGAAGTTTCAATATCGACATTGAATAAACTACCACCTGTGATCGACACATTGTTAGAGTTTTCATAGGCCATTGAACCAAGGCCAAGGTTAATCCAATGCGGCGCATTTCCAGAACCTTGTGTGGCAAGGACATAACCATTGGTGCTTGGCGCTAATTCCTGCCAAGTAGAGGAACCACGATATAAAAGGCTGCCAACAGTCGTGCCAAATGTATCAAGGATAGCACTCGGTGTTACATCAGATGGGGATGCTGTGCCGCCAGTCAGATTAGCTTTAACAGTCCCCGCCGCCATTTGGGCGAGGTAAGTATTGCTAATAGCTGCCGTGGGAAGCGTAATAGTGACAGCGCCAGAGACTGTCGAAGATTGAAGAGGCGAACTGGCTGTAACACTGCTAATTCCAGGCGCAGGATAAAGTGATGCGGTGTACTGTGCAATTTGCTGTGCTGTAACCCTTACTGAGGTATTAGATTGCACAGCCTCTAATTGTTCGGAACCGCTAAGTGACGTGGCTGACGGCAGTTGAGGAATTGTAATGTTAGCCATGTCTTATGGTCCCACTTGAGGTATCTGCGTATAACCATACGGAAGCCCAACTAGCGCCGTTACCATATTGGTTTTGCCAGTCAAAAGCCCACCCGAAGGTATAGCAGAATATGTTTGATAGGTGAAGGCTGTAGCTGTTGTAACAGTCACAGAATAAAATCCATTGGCTAAGTTATTTGATAACCCTTCCACGGAAATCTGGTCATTAGTTTGCAGACCATGAGGCGAAGAAAATGTTACGGAAATAACTGTAGATCCAGCAGACGTAACAGACAGAGGATTTAATTGAACATTATAATGCGTTGTCCCATTTAAGGGCATAACAGCACCTTGTTCTAATCCAACTGGTTGCCCATAGGGTTGCGTTGTCAACTGCTGATTGTCTTGTGTAATTAAATTAGTCGTTGACGGAATTGGTATGCCAGTCGTTGGGTCATAAACAGTTGGAGCTGACGTCGTTTGATAATTGCTTTCAGCCGTCACATAATCCTGAATACGAGCATTAATAATTGGCATTGGATCTGCTGGCACAACAATAGCTCGTAACTGTTCTTGTGGAACGTCAAGACATTGGTCGCAGACAAGTATTCTTTTGTTAATAAGGCTTGCTCCAGCCCAATCATATTGCCATTTTAGATTGACATGGTTGTACAGAAACCCACACCTGTCGCATATACCGAAGGCTCTTGGATTACTAACACTAACCGACGCCCTGCCGTGTGGCCTCATCTAAAATACCCTGCAATTTGAGGGGAAAAGTATTGCTGCGCATACTCAACATTTTGTTCAGCAGCAACAGTATAAGCTTTATCTGCCCTTGCTTCTAAAGCAGGAGCCATAGCAGGCATCCAAATCTCTGAAATGCGGTGTGCCAATCCATAAGCAAAGGCATCAAGCCACAAATAAGGAATATCTACCTGCTGACCGCTGGTAAATTCGCTATCTTGAACTTGAATGACACGATAATACTTAAAAAACGCTTCAGAACCATTTGGAACGGGCCACAAAGTAACTTGTGGAGACAACAAACGATCAAACCAATAGGTTGTTGGGAACCCATTTTGGTATTTATTAGGGTAAGAAGCGTATTCTGAACGGCTAATTGGCATAATATAACGATCTGTTTCGTTATTGCCGTATATTTGAGCCATATACCCATCCAAAATCATTACAGTGTTGGGGTTAACACTATAAGTTGATGCTGGATTTGTCGTGGAAATAGTGCCACCAGTAGCTGTGCCCGTTGTTGTGTTTGCAAAAGATACATAACCTGCGCCAGAAGCCGTCACAACAGCCGAAACATTATAACCAGAAACTGATGAATTTAAGATCGTAATGTTTTGTCCAACTGTATAAATTGGCGTATTAGGCGTTGGATAAGTAACAATTGCCGTTGTCCCATCACCTGTAATTTGTGTAATTGCCTGTGATGTTGTCATTGGAACGGAAACAAGATCAACTTGCCACAAGTTAACGCCACGATTTGACCAATTTGCTAAAAGCAAGTTGGAAGCCATGCGTGCCGTTTCCATGTGTTCTTGCAGAAGAGCTGTGTTTCTTATCCCTGCCAGATTATAGGCATAAAGCGTCAGCTCACCTAAAGAGGGATTGTAATTGTAAGTGCCGCTTGTAGCCATAACAGCTCCTATTAGAAGGTCGTAGCTGTAGCATTACTGATCAAATAACCACCAGCAAAGATTGACGCAATATATGGTCCGCCTGTGCTTGATTTAATTTGATATTGAATGTCCGTTCCAGCGGGATGAGCGACAGGAACAGTGTACGGAATGTTAAAGATTTGCACAAACGGAGACTGCGCTAACACAGTTGTGTTCCCATTTGTTGTGTAGTTATAACCATTTTCTTGGATAGTTGCACCAAGGTTAAACTTATTATACTCAGCAAACGTCATATATGCGCTGGATGTAAATCCGATTGATGCGTTGGCTTGGATATAAGTAAGATAGAAGGTATAGCCAGCAGGGACTGTGTAAATGGACATTTGTGTTTGTCCAATACCAGCATTGATCTG